CCGCCCCCGCCGCCTGACTGTGCAACCCAATCATAATCAGATCCTGTCCAGCTAAGCACTTCACTAGCGCTGGCCGTACTGGTGTTTAGGTGGGTGTCTACGTCGCTGTTGGCGTAGCTGGTGCCGCTAGTAACTGTTGCAGGCTCCCACTTACTAGCCGTGTTATCCCACGCCAGTACCTGCCCGTCTGTTGGCGCGGCGGTAGAAGTATCTACGTCGCTTAGGTCATCGATCTGTGCGGCTCGGGGGATGATGATTTCCCCTGCCATAGACAAGTGGGCAGAGCAGTTGTAGTAGAGCTTTGACGGAGCGTCCTGCGGGACAACAAAATTTATAGTTCCGGTTGCGGCTCCGTTATTGGTTACACCGTCTGAATAAGCGTTGCCTGTACCAGTGCCCGAGACTGTCTTAATGTAAAACGGATGACCCGAAGCGTTGACAACAAATTGATAGGTTTCACCGCGACTCAGATAAAGAGTGGGGTTGCTGTCGCTATCAGTGCCATCTCCGTCAAAAACGTAAGCACCAGAGCCGCTGTTTGTGACTGCAAACTGCTTGACTGCTGGCGGCGAAAGCACATCCCAGACACCTAACGTGCTGTTATAAATAAACCCGTTAAAAGTATCGCCATCTGACGGAGAGTTAGGGAAATTCATTTGTTACTCCGTTATCCGCAGCATAGTTATATCCGCTTGGAGTATTCTTGCCTGCGTCGAGTTATAAGTGGCAGCGCCTCGCATGAAGAACTGTCGGCTTGACGATCTATCCCAAATGAATGTGAAGGGGATAAATATATACTCGCTCGCTGATCCAGCCCCTATGCTTCCTCCACCGAAAGAATAAACAACAGCAGAGTTAGCCGCTCGGGTGCACAATTGAATGGCTATCGAAGACCCTAAATCTGACCGTTGACAATACATAGTCGCGGTTACTAGCCACTTCCCTAGCGGGATATTGCTTATAAACCCAACATAGTTTGATGCGTTATATGAAAACGTGGAGTTGGCGATGGTTGAAGGGTTTGCTGAATCTATAGTCCAGCTATTATTGATGCCCGATAAGCTTGCGGTGGCTGGAATATTTACGTTGCTGGTCGATATATGCAAATACTTAGTGTCGTCAAACGACAGCGTCCCCGATCCGTTCGTTTTCAGAAACTGGTTAGCAGTTCCGTCAGAGGTTGGGTACGCGATACTAGCTGCAGTAATGCTGGACGCAGTAATCGCGCCAGTGTTGATCGCATTTGTAGTCGTTGCGCCAGCGTCCGTTACTGAATCAAGGTCGGTAGTAACATTCCCAAATGACAGCGTTCCCGATCCGTTCGTTTTTAGAAACTGTCCAGACGTACCATCTGATGATGGGTACGCAAGACTATTCAAGCTGCTAGCAGTAAGGCCAGCGACCGTGACGTTATTCGTCGTAGTGTTCCCGTTAGACGTAACGGCTTGCAGGGTGCCGACCGAGGTTCCGGTCGCCTGAAACTGCTCAAGAATTGGCGCGCCAGCAGCTACCCACTGATTGCTGTCACCGTCTTGATAATAGACGTACATGACGCCGTTGCCTTCTGAGAACCAGAGGTCACCGTTTGTAGGAGAACTTGGCTTCGATGTAGAAACTGTAACCGTAGCCCCTTCAGTTATCGTTGACCACGCGCCATCTTGACGCACATATTGATTCCCATCGTTAGATACGGAACCCGCTGCGTCTTCCAGCTTGTCTGTATTTAAGTTGGTGAAGTTAGAGTCCACCTCTGTGTTAGTCAGAGGTGAACCCTTTCCACTCCGCGTGACTATGGTAGCCATGCTAGTTCCTCAGTTTAGGAAGCAGAGACAGTAATAGTCCAAGTAATGGTCATGCTGTCGTCGGCAGCTTTGGTCACAGTGCCAAAGACCGTGCGGCAGAGCATAGTTCCTGCTGAAGAGGCATTAAAAATACCCGCCTCCGTAAGGCTTCCCGTCGCGGTGCCAGCAGCGTAACTAGCAACATAAGCAAGCGCGTTGTCTGTAACCGTGGTGCTGGTCAGAGATTGGCGATTAAGCTCAGTGCCGAGAGTTGTATCAGCAGAAGCCGCAGCAGTAGAGCCGGTGCCTACTGCCATGTGACTCATTACGCTCTCGCTTGTACCGTTCATGCGAGATGCAATATAGTCCAGTCCAGTATCGACAATCAGGTTTTCAACCTTCTTCTCGTCTTTGATATTTCCATCGGGGCCACGAACAATGATGTCCAGTGTTCCCTTAGCTTTGAGACCATCAATAATCATGGCTTATTCCTTTAGGTTAGGGTTCGGTTGTCTCCAACAAAATCACCGGCAAAATAGCCAGAACCAACATAGTTCTGGATTGCCAAAACACCCGTGCTGGAGCAGTTGGCGGGGTCTTCTAGGGTCTTTGAAAATGCGGCGGCGTAAGCATCCGCTGCATCAAATGTGTTTGACTTGTTAGCGCCCAATGAAAAAACAGCGGCGTCTGAAGCGTTGGCTGTGTTGCTTGGGTTAACCACTTCCGCAAGCGAAAACACATCCGAGATGTCGGCAGCATCAGCAATAACCTTGGAGAATGACTTGGCAAACACGTCGCTAACCGAAGGCGTTTCCGCCCTTACCAAAGACAGAGAGAATACGGTGGTCTCACTGACCTCTGCCGTGTTGCCTGTCGCGAGGCCAGTACCAAAGTTTTTCTCAAGCAAGAGGAGCGGGCTGTCAGCAGCGTTAGCGCCATCCGACTTAACTAAGCTGGACGCTTTGCCTACCTGCTCTGATACTGAGGGGGCTTCGCTAACGAGCTTACTGAAGGCATTAGCGTAAAGATCTGCCACAGACCAACTGTCAGATACAGGCTTGCTGTAGCCCAGCGCAGCAACGTCACCAACCCCTGCAGTATTTTGTGGGCTTCGGTTAAGGCCTTCTTCGATGCTGGAGGCTAGAGAGTCTGATACTGAAACCGAGTCAGAGAATGATCGGTTGTAGGCCACAACCCTAACGAACACGTCACTCATGCCAGCGGTATCTGATAGGGCTTTGCCCACAACGAACACCTGCGCGTCGGTGATAACTGGTGTTTCGCTGGGATTCTTCCCGAACGCATTTACATATGCGTCTGTGCTGGTAAAGGAGTCCGCTACAGGACGGCTAAATGCCTTCGCTGCTACGTCCGAGAGCGCTCCAGCATCAGCAAGAGGCTTATTGAATGCGTAAGCAAGCACCTCTGTAATGGTGGGGGAATCGATAAGACCTTTGCCAACGTCTTTGTTAGCTATGTCTGACACAGTGCCCATGGACACGACTTCGGAGACATTTTTAAACAGGTGGGCTGCGTAGAGATCAGAACTGCCTGCTGAATCAGCAATAGCTTTGGCTACCGCAAGGTTGACAAGCTCTTGGAATGCAGCGCTGTTAGTAAACGCACGAATAGTGCCTGTCAGCAGAGAGCCAGAGTCTAGGTGAACATTAGTCGCAACTAGATTGCTGACTGCTACATCAGATACAGAAATTTTGCCTTGAGCCGCCATGGCTCGCAGCAAGGCACGCTGTATGCCCGCGCGGATCATCCGAAAGCTTCTCGCACTTTAAGCTTTAGCAGGTCGTTTACCGTCTGGACTTCTCCACCCTGAAAGGTGGTTTCTATTTCGGCCTCAAAAACCCCCGCCGTGTCTAAAGTTCCGGTAGGAAAATCCGTACTGGCAACTCCATTTTCAGCGTCAGTGACCGTCATAGTGAGCGTAGACTTTACGGTAGAGCCGCCGATTTCTCTTATGCGGAGTCGCACAGTCGCGCCATTAAGGTCAATTGGCGACCAAGTTGCAGAGTCTTCTGGGTCAAGGGTTTGCCCAGTTGCAGCTTCTGAAGCATCTTTTAAAGTGACAACAACGCGAGGTAGCGTGTCGCCTTGAACCAACTCTAAAGTGTCGGAGTACGCCATCAGATAAACGCCCTCGATTTAACAGTTAAAGATCCGCCGCTATATCCATACTTAACTTCGCGGGTAACCTGACCCGTGCGCTGATCAAAGAGCGCCTTATTAGACTGAGCTGCGCCCATGTTTGACCAAGGCTGGCTAGTCATCATTTGCAAGCGGTATATCGCGCCGTGAACAAGTGGCTCTTTGTACTCCTCGCCAATCGTGTCAGGGATGCTTGACGAGCTAGGGGATGGCTTCAGGGAGTACAAGGCCTTTAACGTCTCTCTTTCGTTTGGAGTTAAAGCCAAATAAAACTGAGTGTTATCTCTTTGAGAATAGTAGTTAGGCTTGCCCTTGCTGGTTCCATCTCCAGTTATTTCGAGGAGGCGGGTGTAGGAGACCGGCTGCAAGGTCTGCTTGTTTCTATAAATATCAACGATGTGGTTAAGCTCTGTCCCAACAGGAATGGAAAGCTCATATTCGGTGATGCTGGGAATAACCAAAAAATCTTCTGGCTCAAGTCGATAAATGTCTGTCTTAACGCAGAAGTCAATCGCCGACTCTCGGATAGCGCGCTCCACTAAAAAGTCGGGCGCTCCGTGAGCCTCTGGCCTTACATACTCTGCTATTTCCAGAAATCGCACTATTAAGCCCTCTGTGCGTTTCTGTCTGGATTGTTTGGCCGTGGATCTGTTGCCGCGTCTGCTCTTGTCTTAATTCCGAGAGCATTGGCAAAAGACTGATAGTGCATCATCGAGCGCTCAGCATTACCTGCGTACTCGCTGTCTTTCTGGTATGCGCGGTACAACATGTAATCCAGAATTGCATTGGCGTAGATATCGTCCAGCGTAATAACCTGCGTGGTCGAGTAGGACAGGTCAGCAGGTGCAGTGCTGTAAATGATCTCGATATCCATGCTTGAAGTGGCATTCGGATACACATAAAAATTCTTTGGATCCGCAGCATCGTAAACAAAGTGCTCTATCTTCTTGGTCCCGTCCGCAGAAGTGTTGTGCCAGTTAGGCAATGTCTCATCAAGTATCTTGCGATCAATCTGAGTGATTGCTCGACCAGCGTCATTGCGGACGACATCAATCAAGCGGAGACCCGTTGTCGGTATAGATTGCTTGCTTCCAGACACGCACGTCATGTTGCCGTTTACTGTTTTTGCGTCTGGACGATGAAGGACAATTTCTCTCTGAGCATCGTTAAGAAACGTCATCAACTCCGCTTGAGGAAAGCGAACTTGAGACGTGTCCTGAAGAATAATGCCCGCAGTGTCTATTAAGGTTGCTACTTTAGTCGTTGCCATCTGCAGGCTCCCACTCGATCACTTCGAGGTCTGGATTGTTTGCAAACCCCTCGCTATACGGCCACTCGACACCAGTGACAATGTTGCGCAGGGTTTTAGGAATTCGTTTCGGCAAAACTTTTTCAGGCTCCTTGCCGTTTTTCCGGAGCCGATCTACCTGATCCTGCAGCGCATCAAGAGTCATCCGACGATCAAGCGTGACGTCAAACTCTTCTTTCGCTTCGATGTAAAGGTCATCTTTTGCTGTGCTTGCTGTTTCCACACTTCTCTCCAGTAAGAAGAAAAGGGGGAGGAAGACCTCCCCCTACTCAGTCCTTAGACCTTCCACTTACCTACAGCGAGGCAGTCTGGAGTTACGACCTTGCGGCCATAAACCTTCAGACCACGAACGCCGTCGCCGAAGGTGCTCTCAAGACGAACGGTCTCAGTGTTAGTGAACTGAGAAGCGAACGTGATTGCCTTCGGGTGACCCGCGAGAACGTGGGTGTAAGTAGCATCAGTACCACCTGATGGGGTGTAGAGCAGATTGCTCTGGTAAACCGTGAAGCGATCTACCTGACCCACCTGACCGTTACGGAGAGGCGAAGTCGCATCGCCAGTCAGGTACGCTTGACGCAGTTCGCTCTGCTTGAGCAGAGAAACCATGCTGGGAGGCAGAACGATGAACCGACCCTCTTCAGGGATGTTCAACTCGTCCAAGTCCTTAGCAATGTCAAGGATGTTGGTAAGGATGTTGCTGGAAGTAATGGTGGTCTGCGAACCGATAGTGCTCGCGCCAGTTACGACATTAGCAAGAACATCGGTCTCAACCGCGATACGCATAGACTCAGCGGCATCCTTAGATGCTTCGGCCAGCATGTCGATGTCGCCTTGAGCAGACAAGACATCGTCAATCTTAAATGCATAAGATTTCGCTTGGTCGATCAGAAGCTCAAGAGTACTGGTGGTCAGATCAGCGTAGCTGATTGAGCCAGTGTAGTCCGCAACAGTCACGTTAGGCACGGTTCGGATGTGAACCTTATCGCCTTGACCGGAGATTTCCCCCTCATATTCCGTATTTGAGATTGCCGGAAGTACGGAGGAGCTGTAGAACTTAGCCTGCAGCAGCTTGCTGAAAATTTCCGGAATGAATCCGCCCTGATTAGCTGCGTATGTAAACGCCGCTCCAGAGCCGTTAGCACCAATAGCCATCGTAAATTACCTCACAAGAGTTAATTAACGCCGGATGTTGTCTCGCCTCCATGCTTCCATGATGTCGCCTCTGTTGGCTTCAAAATCCTTCAGAGACATTTTATCGATGTCAGCCACAGACCAGATTTTTTGTCCGGCACTCGTATCGGGCTTTCTGGTTTTAGGGAGCTTCGGCTCTGCCGCTGCTTTCGCCTTTTCCAGTGCCCGCTCTTGCGGCGTCGGTTGACCGAATCCCATGTCGCTCTTAAACAAATCCACTGCGCGGTTAACATCATTTGAAGAGCCGCTTTCAATCCAGCTCTTAGTCATAACGTCCTGCGCATCCAGCCAGTCAGCCCAGTCTCCCGTCTGGACAATATCGTCCACGTCGGGGTGCGCTTCCCTGATGCGTGCCATGTGAGCTTCTTGAGCCTCATTAATGGCTTGTTGTTCTCGCATCTGCCGGAGCTGTTCAAGCTCAGCATTTTGATCGGCTACCTGTGCTTGCGTTTTTTCCACCATATCTAGAATTGGTGCCGCTAAGTCTGGGTACTCTTCCCTGACCTGCTTCAGCTTCTCCAGATCGACGTCTTTTTCCGCAAGCTGACGCTTCAGGTTGGTCAACTCAGCCGTTGTCTGCTCGTACATACGTCGCAGCTCTTTGGCCTCAGTTGTAGCCTGAGTCATCTTCCTTTGCGCATTCTTGTAGCGTTCTTCAGCTTTCTTAACTGCTGAATCCACTTCAGACGCTTCGCCGCTATCGTCTTCAGTGAGAGCCTCCACAGGTTCTACGGCAGTGTCCGTTGACTCTTCGGGTGCCGTCTGCTCTGCCGCTGTCTGAACCTCCTCTGGCGTTTCCTCTTCTTGAGGGGCCGGAGATTCACCTTTTAGCTGAGCAATTAATTCCTGTGCTTCCGCTTCAAGTTTTGCTGGATCTACTTTCATTCACGGTTCCTCTTTGGGGTGTCCGTTACTCGAAGCTTGGGGAACGTCTAGGGTTCCTTTCAGCTTCTATTGCCGCCTCGGCGGATTGTTCTAAACCAAGCAGCACGCGAAGCTCAGCAACGCGCCCTTGCTCGTACCTAAATTCTTTTTCCCCAGCGGCCTCTAGTTTTTCTAGAGACTCATCAAGTCTAGATTCCAACAGCTCCATTAGGAGGGGCCATTCCTCCATCAAGGCCAAGACCTTGATCACCCGCGCTTGCTGCGGCGAGCATTTGCTGCTGTTGTAACGCTGCTTGCTGTTCGGCAATTAGCTGCTCCTGAGACTTAATGATCTCTTCAGGATCGATATCCATGCTCTGAGCGATATCGCGCAAGAGCTTGCCTCGATCTACAAGTTGAGAGTCCATGGGGTTTGAAACCAGCGAGAGGAATTGCAAAAGTCGCTGGCTCTGCACTTCTTTCTGCACAAGTGCGGTGCTACCGCGTGCGACGATCTTGAGATCGCCCTTGGCACGCTCGTTTGTTCCGAACTCCATATTGAAGTGGAACATTGATTCAATCATAGGGCGTATAAGGAAATCGTCAATGTTTTTGATAGTACTTTTAAGGGCTACGTTAGCCGCCCCCATCAACATCGAAATGCCTGTCGCCGTCTTGTTTAAGCTTTTCGTTTGCTCGCCGTGGGTGTACGACGGCAATGAAGTCGTCTCATCGGCAAACCGTCTGAAGATTTCAATTATCTGGTTTAGCCCATTAGCATTTGCAACCGGCTGGTAATACCTCACGGCTGGCATTGAGCCGTCCCCGCCAGACCGCAAAAAAACTCGCCACGGATGGAGATCGGTTGGATCCTCACCCGCAGCGAGAAGGTCGGTGTTTACTTCCACCATCGGCCCCGAGGAAAGGGCCATATTGTCCAGCCAGATACGGGTCGCAGCGTTCATGGTCTGTTGCGAATCGCGCATCATGCGGGGAACCCCAACTCCCCAGAACTGGTGGGGGGTACGCTCGTAAGGAAAAATGTTATACGGGATTCGGTATCCCTTAACGGGGTTTAGCGCAGCCTTAATAACCTTTCCGCTGCAGATCCAGACGTTGGCATCAAAGTCAGCGCTTGGATCAGAACCCTCTGGTAGCTCGACCCCAGCATCTTGTAAGTCATACCCGTCAATAGTCCCCCAAAACTCCAGCAGCTCATAGCGATTAGAATCACCATGATCATTGATGCCAGCGATCTGGCGGCGGGTTCTTTC